CTAACGTTGGTAAGTCCTCTAATACAAGTCCTCACCAATTTGTTCCTCAAGTAGGTAAGACACCCACTAATGCTGCCTATAATCCAACTAACGGTGAAATGACCGTTACTATTGTTGATCACGGATATAGCAATGAGGATTGGATTAAATTTGATATTGGTGCTATTACATTCCGTTGTGATGAAGATGGTCAAACAACTGACCACGCATATCCTAGAGCAATCGCAGATACATTTAGTGCTACTACAGGAACCACATATAATCCTAGTACAGGTGTACTATCTGTCAATCTTACTGTTACACACGGTTTATCCGATGGTGACTGGATCAAATTTGACGATGATGCTCTAACATTTACTTGTCTTGAAGATGCTAATCAGACACAGCATTCCTATCCTAGGTATACTGATTATCCAAGCAATAGATGGTTAGAGATTTCCAATGCGTCAGGTACCTCATTTGATGTTACAGTATTAGATATTATTCCATCAACTAATGCAACAGATCATACATTTGTATCTGGTGTAGCTGATGCTATTAAACACAAGAAAGATTGGGGTTCTGATGGCTGGTTCCAAATCGGCAATGTCACCACTGATACTTTCGATGTTATAGTTAATACAACTGTACCATCCAGTAATGCTACTACTCACGTATTCCAGTCTGCATTACCAAATAGTGTTAAGAAAGCATCCCTAGTCACTGGTGGATCTTATACTCATACATTCGATAGGGCTTTAACAGATGCTATTACGACGAATATCGGTGCCAAGTTTACTCCAACAGATGCCACATTTAACGCAACGACAGGTGACCTTGTTCTTACTCTTGGAAGTGGCCATTCTGTTACTACCTCCAACACTGTTACTTTACTTGATCATAGTATTATTATGAGATGTGCGATGGATTCTAATGAGACTCCACACGCATATCCACGTAAAGGTGATCCTGTTTATGGTAGATCAGTTCCTGTTAAAGCAGCAGATGCAACTACTATCACCTTATTTGTTGGTAAATCTTTAGCACTACCATACGAACCATCTTCTGCTACCTACGATCCTGCTACAGGTGATATCGTAATGGATATCGGTACACATAGGTTAAGCAGAGAGACAGGATTTAAGTTCTTTAATGATGCTATATCTCTAACTTGCGGATTTGATGATCACGCTACAGTCCATACTTATCCTCGTGCTTCTTCACACGATGCACTTGGTGATTGTGTTGATGATGTTAAGGACATCCTTAAGGCTATTGTCTTTAACCTTAAGTATGGTGGTAACAATAAAGTTTGGGATGCTGCTGACTTATTCATTGATAGAGATGGATATCTAGAGCATATTCAACACCAAGTTGATGAAGTGTTGAATGTAATGGGTCATCTCAAGACTATTCTTGCCAATGTTATACGTAGCAATACAGTTAGTATCATTGGTACTCACGGTCTAACACAGATTAAAGATCCTACTATTACTAAGGAATCTAACGAATGTGCACAGGTTGAATCTGCTGTTAATACATTTGTTGGTTTGGTTGAGAATGCTGTACAGAACCCAACTACATTTGAATCTGGTGTAACAAGAAGTATTCCAGAGAGATGGCCTATTGAGTATAGTTCTTTGACTGCTAATAGAGACCTTACTATCACTGTTGATTCTACTCCTCAGTGTGCACAGGTTGAATCTGCTATCAAAACATTATTCAGCATAGTTCTTACAACTATTAAAGAGACAGCATATAACAATAATAACTATCTACTAACTTTAACTCAAGACTTCCCTAATCCTAATAGGATTCAGGTTGAAATGAGTAAGAAGGAATTCCTAGTTGGTGAGGATATAGAGAGTGAAGCATCTTTAGCTACAGTTAATGTAAGCAGTACTGCTGTTATTTCTCCAGGTGTTCAACAGAAATTCTTTGGATTCAAGCACGGTAAGTACTATAAGATGGATTCCATTGAGGCTCAGTTCAATGATGCACAGACTATATTTGAATTAGAGCGTGGTGGTATTCCTTTCTATGCAGAAAGAAGTCAAAACGTTGTAGTTATATTGAATGGAGTTATCCAGCAGAATAGGGTAGCATATAGAATTGAAGATAATATCATTGTCTTTAATGAAGCACCTACCACAGGATCTGCTTGCTTCATTATGTACTACTTTGGTTTAGATCCTGAGCGTGTTCTTTTAGGATTTAACATTGAACCTCCTGGTACCTTTAAGAAGTTCTTCAGATTAACTGTTGATCAGCAAATCGTTCTTCCTTTAGAAGGTGCAGATTGCTGGATTTCTACTGATCCTAATGGTGGATCTCATAGCTATGAGTATTCATATGCAAGAGGTAGAATCTATAAGCAGAACTGGGCACCTGGTGCTAGAAACCTTCTATTCGTTGAGGGTGTTACAGGACAGAAAGTTAACTGGTTAAATGGTACCTTAAGTCTTACTAGAGATAGAGGAGCTAGTGCGTCCTTACTTGATGTGACAGTTAATGCAGTTGAAGAGACTACTAATGCTGATTTAAGAGAGAAATTATTTAATAGACAGGATAGAATTCCATCTAACCTCAAGCCAGGAGATCTTATTCAGATTGATGGAGAGGCTGATACTCGTTCTATCATCCGTGCTGCTAGAGAAGCACTTGTAACTTCTGGTTATGATAGTGATACGACAGTTGGATCATTCTTCAGATCATATGAGTACGAAGTTGTAGTTAACGTTGGTGCTTATTCTGGTCAGATTGAAGGAGATGGTGCACAGGCAGTTGCACGTATTGATGCTGAGTTGAGATATCACTCACTTACTTCAAGTAGACAGGCAGGATTAGAATTCCTTCCTAATGATGTTGTATGCCAGTACAACGATCAGAATGATATTAATTCTGGCATAGTATGGCAGGGTACAGTTAAGAACTACATCCCAGCTAGAAAGACTTTAGAACTATACAGTCTATACCTTGATGGTGCTGGTAATACTGATCCAGTAGCTGCTAACTTCCGTCCTGGTGAAAAGATTTATATTAATAATGTTGCTGGTACTGAAGCAGTTGGTCTTCAATATCTGAAGCCAGGTGGTGTTAATACAGTTGTACTTTCTAAGAGAGATAATACTACTTACTTTGATAATATTGCTGCTTGGAGACAGGATAATGTATTGAATAAGGGTGAAAATCTCTTAGGTGCTGCATTTGTTCCTGCTAACGCTAGTGCTAATGATATCTCTCAGGAGTATGACTTTAGTTCTTCTCTATATTCTGATGATTTACAGGATCAGATTTCTAAGAATTATCGTGAACCACCTGTAATGATCTTCCGTAGTCAACCTGAGGTTGATTCAAATGGTGATCCAGTTGGTGCTCCTACAGGTGGTGGTGCACGTGCTAATGCTGTTGTAGTCAGGGGTGAGGTAGCAGATACCGAGATTATTACAACTGGTTCAGGATATAAGGTTCCTCCTCAGATCCTGTTTACTAGAGGTTATTTTGTTATCCGTAAGAATCCTCTTGATATCAAGAACCTTACTACATTCGGTGTTGAACCACCTACTTTAGATGCTACTTCTACTCTTAGATCTTATCTACAAACTATCAAGAAAGGTGGTGCTCAATTCCCTTGGGCACAATGGGCAGCAGTTGTACCTTATGGTGTCACCCTAGTATTTGGTAATGCTGGTAGTCCTGCATATGTTCTTAGTAGGACATATGATCCTATAATTCATATTAGGAAGATCATTCATTTTGATCTTGTAACTAAGCCTCAACCACAGATATTCATCGAACTGGCTCCTGAGCAGACAAGAGTTTCTTATAAAGGAACAAAGGTCACTACAACTCAGATGACAGGTGGTGTTCAGGGCATCTCTGTTGCAATGACCAAGTACAAGAATACAGAGACTAAACTCTCTTGTAATGCTGGTGCTGTTGAGAAACAAGCAGGAAACAATTATCTAATGAAAGGTAATGCTTCCTATACTACTGGTAACCTTGGTCCTCATCTTAACTTCTTACAAAGCTTTAAGTTTGAGATACAACCACAAAGTGCCACTAATAACACTGGTGCTTATGTAGATGGTAAAGGTAATACCATCAATTACATTATGGGAGATATGAATATCGGATTCTTCTCAGATCGATATCCAAATCTCACCATAGAAGACTTTGAGAATCCTGAAGTCTATAATTCCCAAGTTAATGATCCTGGTGATCAAAATCCCTTTGTATTCCAACAAGGATCAGAGATACATTTTGGTACCAAACTAACATTCTCTGCATTAGATAATCCGAATGGTGCAGATGTTATCCTTGTCGATTCTACTGCTGGTTTCCCTGCAAGTGGAGGTAGCTTCATTATCGGAAGCGCAGCAGATCAGACAAAGGTCGAGAAAATGACGTATACACAAGCATATCCTGATCGTTTTGTTGGTTGTATACGTGTCAATCCATTAGGTGTAGTTGAAAAAGGATTTAGCACCTACGATATGGATATAACCAATTATGTTGGTACTTCCAAAGTTTCAACTGGTACAGGAACAGGTGGAACTACAAATGGCTTTGCTTCCAACATAAATTACTTAAGATTTGGTGGTGTAAATAGTGTTACACCAAGAGAAGCAACATTCGCTGCTCTCGACTTGACTACATATAGTACTGTCACATTTAATGCAATTAGAGGAAATGGTAGCAACGGTGGAGATGCTCCATCAGGATCTACCCACGATCTTCTTGCTAGGTACAGTATAGATGGTGGTACGACGTTTGTAGATATCGGCACAATTAGTGCATTTGATAATACTAACTTCGACAACTGGAACACAGTATCACTTACTATTCCAGCCCCTGCTCAGACCGCCTCTACGATACTCCAGATTTATCAAGCTGCTGCATCAAGCGCAAATGGTGAAGCATATGGTGTACGGAGAATGTGGTTTGATGATGCAAATACTGATTCCTATGTCGCTGGTGACTATATAATCACCGCAGACTTAGATCTATAAATATAAATAACTTTCGGATCCAGTCTCAGAAACCCTTTTAGAAAACAATGTCTGCTATTATCACTGATCTGTTCAGGATACATAATGCCCAACAGTTCGTCGAGGCATTATCTGAACCAACAACCTCCACACCTGCTGAAGAGTCAGCGGCTGAGGCAGGTACCCAACGTACAAGACTCTACTTCTTCATCGGAAGACCGCAAGAGTGGCGAGCATACCTAGAGCTATATGCTATTAACAATACTTTCCAAGTAGGAGAGATTGTTTATCAAGGTTCGTCTTATCCTGGTGGTGCTTCTGTATATGGTACAGTCGAAAAAGTATTCCCGAATTCTGTCCTATTATCTGGTGTCAATGGTACACAGGGTCAGAACTCTAACTTCGTTCCTGGTACTACCGTAACTGGTAACACTGGTGGTGCTACTGCAAAAGCTGGTGTGTGGAGGACTGGATCCGAGAACGTTCCTACACAACCATTTGACTCTCAGGAAGAGAAGTTTGAGATCTACGATGATATGATCTCACTTAAAAGGGTTAAGAAAGATGATTTAACTTTCGTGGTTAAGCGTTATAACTTCGGTGCAAGTACAGTATATGATATGTACAAGCCCGATTATTCTAGTGCTAAGACTACTGCGACTGGTGCTACCTCACTATTTGCTTCCACATTCTATGTGATGAATAGCAGCTATGAGGTCTTCAAGTGTTTATATAACGGTCAAACACCTGCTGATCCTAACGGTGTTGTATCAGTTACTGAACCAACTAAGGTTCAGTCTATCTCTGGTATCTTCATCGAACCAGAAGATGCTGGTAACCCAGGATTCAGAACTGATGGTAAGCGTCCATATATTTGGAAATATATGTACACCATCCCTACTGACAGTGTATTGAAGTTCTTATCAACTGACTTCCTTCCAATTATTGAAGAAGCTGCTGTTACTTCTGCTGCTGTAGATGGTGCTATTGACACTATTCTCATTACCGATGCTGGTACCAACTATGACGCTGGTACTTACTACACCCCACTTAAGGGTGATGGTTCTGCTGGTATTGCTAAATTGGTTGTTGATGCTGGTGCTATTACCGAGGCTAGTGTACAAACTGCTGGTACAGGATACACTTATGCATCTATTAACTTGGGTGATGTTTACAGTGATACTGGATTAACAACATCCTCAAACATTGACGCTAACAGTGATGCCACTGGTGGTGCTTTAGAAGTTATTATTCCACCTCAAGGTGGACACGGCAAGGATCCTGTTGAGGAACTTGGTGGTAAGCGAGTTATGATTAACACTCGTTTGACTTATGATGAAGGAGAAGGTGACTTCCCAACAGATAACGACTTCCGTCGTATTGGTCTACTTCGTGACCCATACAATTTTGGTACTACTGATTTCGCAACCGCTGATAACTTGAGTGCAACTGGTGCACTGAAAGTACAAAGTCCTTCTGGTGATTTCTTTGTTGACGAGGAAATTTCTCAGACATATACCTCAGGTGGTGCATCTGTAACTGCTAAGGGTACAGTTGTTTCTTGGAAGGGAACTGTTGATGGTGTAACCTACAACATCCTTAAGTACTTCCAGTCTCCTGATCGTCACACCCACAACGGTGTTGTTTATCCATTCAGTAATGGATCTGACGCTATATCTGGCGCAGGATCACTTTCTACTGCTACGGTAAATAGTACATATAATACTCCTGGTGGACAGACAGATGGCGGTGTTGTATTCGCAAGTGGTTTAGCTAATGCTGAAATTGCGAAGAACTCAGGCGATATCATTTACATTGAGAACCGTCGTGCTATCTCTCGTGCTTCTGACCAGATTGAGGATATCAAACTCGTCGTAGAGTTCTAATTAAACAGAGTCTTAAGAGATGCCACAAAATACTAATCTGAATAGAACCCCGTATTTCGACGACTTTGATGCGGGGAAGAATTTCTATAGGATACTATTCCGTCCTGGTTATTCTATCCAAGCTAGAGAACTGACACAACTGCAATCTATGTTGCAGAGCCAGTTAGAGTCAGTTGGTAACAGTATGTTTAAGCAGGGACAGATGGTGATCCCTGGTGAGGTTTCTTATACAGATACCTATGAATATGTCAAGTTAAGTAGCGTCTCTCAAGTTGCTCAGAATATAGACGGTCAGATTAATTTCGTTAAGTATAATATTTCTCAACTGGTCGGCAAGGTAATGGTCGGTCAGACTTCTGGTGTTAAGGCATATGTTGATAATTTCTCCTATGAAACAACACTAGATGCAGATACTATTTTTGTTAAGTATATCAGTTCAGGTGCTGATAATATTGATGTTAAATTCCGTCAAGGTGAAGCTCTTAAATTAGAAAACCCAACTACAGATGATGATCCTACATTAGTTGTAGGTTCTGATGGTATTAAACCTTCAGATAGTTCTGCAATGGGTTATGGCTCTGCTGTAAACGTACAGAAGGGTATTTACTTTATAAATGGTCATTTTGTTCAGAACGATGAACAGACCCTTATATTATCTAAGTATACGACTAATACTTCATACAAAGTTGGTTGGTCTATTACTGAAAGTATTGTAACTCCTGAGGATGATATATCCCTCAAGGATAACGCACAAGGATATTCCAATTTCTCTGCTCCTGGTGGTCATAGACTGAAGATTACTCTCCAGCTAGAGAAGTTTGATATTGAATCTCCTTCAAATAAGAATTTCGTACAGTTAGTATATCTTCAGCAAGGTAAGATCCAAAGGCAGATTAAGCAAACTGCTCCTAGTCAGATCGAAGAGATACTAGCACGTAGAACATATGATGAGTCTGGTGACTATGTTGTCAAGGCATTCTCATCAGATATTAAGGATTATTACAGAACAGATGGTACTGGTTTCTATCAGGCAGATGCTGATGGTTTAGTTAATGGTCATACTACTACTGATGCTATTAATAAACTAGTATTAAATGTTGGACCAGGTAAGGCATATATTCGTGGTTATGAAGTAGAGAATACAGAACCCAAGTACGTAGAACTCGACAAAGCTAAGGCAACTCAAAGTCGTGACAAAACTCGACTGTATGCATCAAGTCTCTCTCGTATTCCTCTTCGTGGGGTATCAGGTTCTGCTCCTATCAGTACTACTTCTGATGGTGAAGCAACTCCCTTTAAGAAGGTAGATCTCTATCGTAAATTTATTGATTCTTTCTTAGGTGTTAATGGTGTTGGCAATGGTACTAACAATGTTTACTCTGTAGATAATCTAAGAGGAGAAGTTTATAATAATGACGAAGCAGTAATGACCCTATGGGTGTATGCTGGTGCTCCTCCTTCTAATGGTGATCCAATCGACCTCAGTACTGTTACTGATGTGGTCTTTACAGAATTAGTAAATGGTAATAAGAAAACTCTTTATCATTATAATGGTGCTTCTTATGACCCAGTGGATGTCATAGCTGCACGTGCTAACTTAATGTATAACAAGGATACTGATGGTAGCCTTGCTTGGGCAGGTGATACTGCTGCTTCTGGAATGAATGAGAATTCTGGTGGTAACCCAACTCACGTCGTTCAGGAATTTATTGTTAGAGCATCTATTCAGACACTAACAAGTATATACGCTTCTTACCAATCTGCTGGTCCTATTAAATTAGGTTCTGGTGGTGGTGGATCACAAAATGGTATTACACTATATGGTAATAATAGTGGTAGTACTTTCTATGGAATGATCATTGATTATACATTGCCAATGACACCTATCATTGGTCGTGCTATAGCAAGAGACTTTAAGTTTAGGACTTCACCTAACGGATTTGATAAGACAAAGAATGTTGTAGCTTCTGCAAGTCAGCAGGATTGTACTTTTGATTTGTCATATACAAACCCAATCCTATTCACAAAACTAAGATTAACAGGAAATCACTCTTTCGAGACTGGTTCTAACATCATTGGTTCTATCAGTGGTAGTACTGCTGTTGTAGAAGGTGGTTTATCTGTTGGTGCAAATGATCCTGAGAATGCTACTCTATCTCACGGTCAGAACCTTATGCTTTCCAACGTAGTTGGTGCATTTGAAGAAGGTGAGGAAATATATGATGCAGACAACAGTGAGAAGTCTGCTGTTATTGCAGTAAATGGACGTATCAGTCACTTTAACGTTCCTTATGGTGGAGAGAACTATGGTGCAGATACAAACTTACAATTAAAGGTTGGTGACAGACAATATTTAAGTAACTATATTGTTTGTACAAGAAATATTGGTGCTAATGGTATCAACGCACAATCTGATTACATTCGTAATGTCAGATTGACAGAATTAGGTAGAAGAGAAATTATTGATACATTTGATGTTCCTCCTAAACTTGAAGTTGTAGATATTGGTGGAACACATAGTGCTGGTGATGAGAATGCATATGTTAGAGCTGTTCTCTATACAGATGTAATCCAGAATTTTGGTATTGAGGATATTCGTTCTATTGGTATGCAGCACGGTGCAACCAGTAAGAAGTTTACTGGTGATATCCAATACAACGAACCAGAATCAACAGAATTAAAGACTATTACTAATAGTTTACAGTATTCAGGTAAGGCAGATACAGATTATCTCGAAGCAACAAACTACAGTGCACGTCCTGGTGACGAACTGGTAGAAGATGATCTAATACAGGTTACTGTTGATGGTGTTACTTACAAGTATGAAGTTTATCGTGCTTGCAATCCATCTACTGATAGTCCAGGTCGTATCTATCTGAAGCAACGTCTTATTACTGGTTTCTCTGCTAATACTATTACACGTATTAGAGCTAAGATCGAAAACTCTGGTAAGTCAACACTTCTTCTTCCACTAGCAAACTCTAAAGTAGCAGGAACTATCCAGTCTGATGATGATAGTGGTATAACATATTATTCTAGAAGGCAGTTCATCGAATCTGTAACTATTGATGGTGTCAACAATACTGTTAGTATTGCTGCCCAGTTAGATTATGGTCAACAGCAATTTGTACCATTTAGTCAAGGAGATTATGTCCTTGAAGTATATGAGTCTGGTACTGATACTGTAAGATATAACAGTGCTACTGGTGATGTAGTAAAAGATGGTGACTTGCTGTTCCTAGATGCAAGTATGGTTAGTGTAACCAGTGGATCTGCAAGTAACAATGCTGGTTCATTGTCAATTATTCTTCCAGATGGTTATTTCTATCAGTCTGGTGGATTACAGTTAACCAATATGAAGTTGAAGATCAATGCAACGATTGAAACTTCCAAGGCAAAACCAAAACTCAAGACTGCGGTTAAGAATAAGAGAATTTCCCTGACTGCTGACTTAGATAATGATATACTTCCTTTGAGAGGTGATGATTATGATAATCCAACAGGTCAAGTTAAATCTTATTCTGACGTTTATAGGCTACGCTATGTATATGAGGGTACTCCTGGAGTTGCACCTACTGTTGACGAGAATGGAGATGTATTAGGTAATACTGGTACAGATATTACAGACTTCTTCCTATTTGACGATGGTCAAAGGGATAATTTGTATGATACTTCTACACTCATTAGGAAGCCTGGTGTCAGAATTCCAACTGGCACATTAGTTATAGGTTTTGATTACTTCAAGCATTCAGAAGGAGACTTCTTTACTGTAGATTCTTATCTACACGAGAATGGTGTTAGTTATGAAGAGATTCCTGGTGTAACATCATTGGTACACGGTAAGAAGAGTCTTGCTGATGTTATTGATTTCCGACCTTTGGTTGGTACCTCTGCCAGTATTCCTGGCTATGTTAATGCTTCTGTGATGGATCCAAACTCAAATGTCAGTGAAGTTTTTACGTCGGGTGGTGTTACTGCTGCTCTTCCTGCTGATACTAAAACCAGTATTGGCACTCCTTTTACTTTTGCTTGCTCTTATAATTATTATGTTGATCGGATAGACACAATCTATCTTAAGAAAAATGGTACCTTTATCGTTAAGAAGGGTGCTGGATCAACAAACCCACAATCTGCTGAGACTTTAGACGAGGCTATTAAAGTCTTTAAGGTCTATATTCCTGCATACACAGATAATCTTAAGAAGATCAAGATCTTCCCAGTAGAGAATAAGCGATTCACAATGCGTGACATCACTAAGCTGGAGAAGAAGATTGAGCGTTTAGAAAGATATACAATGCTTTCTGTTCTAGAGCAAGGTGCTCTGAACACTCAAATCAAAGACGGTCAGACTGGAATGGATAGATTCAAGTCTGGATTTGTAGTTGATAACTTTGAGAGTTTCACTCTCTCACATATTAATTCTGTTGACTATAAAGCAGCACTAGATTTAACACGTGGTACTTTACGTCCAGAATCAAAAGAAACAACAGTCAATTTAATAGAGAAGGATCCTTCCAGTACTACACGTACTCTTTCTAACTATGTTGTTAATCACGGTGTAGTAACTCTACCATTTACAGAGACTGTTCTATGTCAGAACATCTTTGCTACAAATACAACTGTTGTCAATCCATTCCTTATCTTTAGCTATAAAGGAATTGTAGATATTACTCCTAATGTTGACCCTTGGTTCGATGAAGATGCTCTTCCATCTGTCAACAATAACGATAACCAGACTTTAGATCCTCTAGAGATCTACACTGATGGAGATACTGCTCTATCACAAATCCATAATGTAACGAACATTTGTATCTGTGGTAACTCTACAGAGTTCAGTAATGTTAACTCATTAAGTTCTGATGCACCTGATCTACCACAATCTGAGGTAGTACTCGCAACCTCTGCTAGCAGTTCCAATATTGCTGCTCAAAATACTGAGGTACCTCTTCAGCAGTCTTCTACTACTGTTGGTGAGCAAGTTATCAGTACAGCATTAACACTGTATATTAAGGAACAGTATATTGAATTCCATCTTCGTAGGATGAAGCCTAATACTAGGATCTATCCTTTCATCGATGGTTTAGATGCTTCTGATTACATAGTACCTGATCGTAACTATTCTGGATTACCTGGATCATCTCTTAGAAAATGGGGTGATACATTGGTAACTGATGACTCTGGTTCTGCAACTGGTATTATGTTACTTCCTTCAGGTAGGAAGCCAACCAAAGGATCTGAGTATACAGATAACATAGAAGATACTACTTTTGATAGTACACCTGGACTACGGTTCCCATTAGGTGATAAGAAGATTACATTTACAAGTAGTAATACAAATGCTTCAACTGCTGAATCACACGCTGTTGTAACATTCAAAGCTTCTGCTACTTCTGAACCTGCTCCAAATGATATCATTGCTTTAGAAGATGTTGATAATACTGATAAGGTAGATGGTACTCAGTATACAGAGAATATCTTAAATCCAGATGTTAGTGTTTCTGACCCTCTAGCACAGACATTCCGTGTTGAGAGTTTTGAAGGTGGTGTTATGGCATCATCTATTGATCTTTACTTCTCAGTTAAAGATCCTACATTACCTGTCACTATTAAGTTGACAGATACTATTTCAGGTAGACCTACTAAGAATATTCTTCCTGGATCCACTTGTGTAATAGAATCTAACACTTATATTAGAGTTATTACAAGTGGTAGCCATACATTAATTAAGAATGAGATCATTGAAGGTGATACTTCTAATGCTCAAGGTCCATTAATTGGTGTACTTGATTCTCAGAATCAACCAGTACCTGTGGTCAATGATACGTATACCCTAGGTACATCACAAGTTTATACTCTTATCCTTGGGGATCACAATAAGGAAAACTTCATTCCTGGTGAACCTCTTGTCATCACTTCATTGACTGTAGCAAATAATAGCAGATCTGGTGATGATATAGTTAAGATGCAAATCGTTCTCGACTCTGGATATGTTTCAGAGATTGTAGTTGACGATATGGGTGATAGCTATGCAGGTTCTACAACTGTCACAATTGAGTCTCCTCAATTACCTGGTGGTATTACTGCAACTGCTGTACCTCAAATTACTGATCAGAAAGTGTATGAGATTACTCCTACTTTAGGTGGTAGTGAGTATACAACTGCACCTAGTGTTCTAATTGTAAGTACTAGTGCAACTCAACTTGCTTCAGCTAAGGCGATTCTTAAGATCACCAAACCTGCTGTAAGAATGGGTGTTGCTACTTCAGATAAGGCACTTATCCCAACTAAATTTAATTTCCAATATCCTATCTACCTAGAGAATGATAGAGAGTATGCTGTAGTTATTGAAAGTAACAGTACTCTATATCAGACATTTATTTCTAGGTTGGGTGAGACAGAGATTAATTCTAACTCTACTGTCACAACACAACCTCTACTTGGATCTTTGTTCAAGTCTCAGAACTCTAACCTCTGGACTGAGAACCAGTATGAGGACTTAAAGTTTGACCTCTATATGGCACAATTCGACACTGCAAAACCAGGTGTCGTTCATCTAGTCAATCAGGATCAAGGATATGAACCATTAGTATCCAATCCTATTGAGACAAATAATGGTGGTGCAAATACTACTGCTAGTAATTTGTTTGCTGCTAACAATAAGGTTATCAAAGTCTTGCATAGAAATCACGGTCTAAACGCAGGATCCTACGTTGCACTCAAGGACGCAACTGCTGTAGGAGGATTCTCTACCACTGCTTTAAATCGTCAAATATTCTCAGTTCTTTCTGCTGGTATCGATTTCTATACTGTTGGGATGTCCACAACAGCAGGGGGTAACGTAATTGGTGGTGGCTCTAACGTTAAAGGTTTGGGTCAGACTAAGTATGAAAAGGCATTGGTTAAGGTAGATTCATTAGATTTCCCAACTACTACTTTGGAAACTACTGTTACATCTACACTGGTGAAACCAATCGATTCTGCTGTAGAGACTATTGACTATACTCCAGATTCTGCGTTGCCTGTTATTCTGAATAAGGAGTATTACTTCCCAACTCAAAGGGTTGTTGCTTCTAAACTTAATGAAAAATTATTCAGTAGTAGACTTAACAGTCAAAAATCGCTTATCCTTACCGCAACTCTTAGCACTAACAATGCTAATCTTTCACCTATCATAAGTCTTAAGAATCCTAAGGCTATATTAACAACAAACCGTATCGAAGCTGCTACTGGCAATGAGGATAGATATGGTAGAAAGATACAAGAAGTAGAATTGCATAAAACAGTACTCCTCCGTTTGGTGGATAGTGCTGGTAGTCCAAGTACACTTGGTACTTCTGCTGCGATAGAAGTAACTGGTGGAACTGGTCAAACAATCAAAGGCTTAACAACAGGTACTAGAGGTATCCTATCTTATTGGGATAATTCTAGCAACCCTGGTGAATTGTATGTAAGAATCACTGAAGGGGATGGTTTTATCCTCGGTGAACAGATCGAATTTGGTGGATCTTCTACATACAATGCTGATTTTAATGGTGATACTGGTAATACAGGTGCTGCCTCTGGTAGTCTGAATCTAGTAAGACCTATTAAGATTACTGGTACCTTACCACTTGCTCAATTAAATATTAGCAATGGTACATTACTTGCTAACAGTACTGACACTAAGACTGGTACTGTTACTCGTTGGAACCAAGAGAATTACAGATTGACCTTCACATCAAACGATTCATCTTACGATGAATCTGATTTGATAGGTCAAGGTAATGTGGGAACCACACAGTATGAAGGTGGAGTTGCTATAATTAACGAGAGCTTTAAGGTTCCCGTTAGTATAAAGAACATCTATACTTCATATGGTTATCTGTTCACACCTGATCGTCTGAAAAATTCCTCTAACGTGGCTACATACGTTACGAAGGAGATCAGTATAGATAATCCTGGAAACAGTATAAGTCTTGTACTTAATGCTGCTTTACAGGAAATAGATGATGTAGCTGTGATGTTCAAAACTAAACGTTCATCACAACAGATATACTTCAAGGATATTAACTGGGAGTTTTTCAACAAAACTGGAGTTCCAGATGTTGAGATTACACCTTCCAGTGGTACCAACTTCTCTCCTACCACGGAGTCTCAAGCAGACTTCAAGGAATACACTTACACTGTAAATGGATTGAAGGAATTTAGTTCATTTGCTATTAAGTTAGTAATGAAGAGTAGGAACCCTGCTCTACCTCCCCGTATAAGGGATCTTCGTGCCATCGCAACTTTTTAAAGAATATGTCTGTAAGAAGCAACACACTCAATGCTATGCGCTCTTATTATCAAGGGCAAATAGAAAAACATAAAGCAAATGTAGAAATCTACCTCAGTAGCCCTGTGGGTATTGGAGAACACTCTGATATTCTAGGAGCTATGGAGGTCGAAGTTAATATGATTGCCCAATGGGATGAAAGACTTCAAGTGCTCGAAAGGTATTTCTTAGAACCATACGATGAAAATATCAGGACATCCCAACCTTAGTAAGGATTCCATTACTGGTGCTGTTGTTAATACCGATAAAGGTGCATTTGAAGCATATAAGAGACAGAGAGCATTAGCTCTCCAATCTACAACAAATGCTGAGGATTTACAAAATCTCAAGCAAGAAATGAATGAGATAAAAGGTCTTCTAAAAGAAGTCCTTTCAAAACTATAAATACTCACATAGGAAACGACTAAAGCAATGGCTCTAACACGAATCAGAAGAACTGGTTTGAATGATGGGCTGGTTAGTGACGCTAAATTAGACAGTGGCGTTGGTACCCAGGCAGTCACCACTTCTACTATTAGAAATGGTGCTATCACCACGTTGAAACTAGCTGACAATAGTATCACTACTCAGAAGCTCAGTTCAACTGGTGGGTTGGAAGCTGTTGGTAGTGCAGTAATACAAGATGGTGCTATTACACCATCCAAGATAGATGGAACACAAACGTTCAGTTTTAATGCGGTTTCGGTCGCTACTGCCTTATCTGTTACTGGTAAAGTTAGCAGGGACGACTCTAGCGGTACTGATGTTGCGGGATCTGATCTAATTATTGCTGGTGGAGCTGGTACTGGTTCTGCTTCAGGTGGATTTGTTCGTTTTAAAACTGCTCCTGCTGGTGGTGGTAGTGGTAGTTCAGTTAATACTCTAGGTGATGCACTTGTTATCACTGGAGAAGGTAAGGTTGGAATCGGAGTCGGAGCTCCAACACAAGATTTAGAAGTAGCAAATAATGTTGTAATCAATGGTGAACTTACAGTACTTGGTGGTACTTCAACCATTACTACAACTAACACCGTAATTGGTGATAAATTAATTGAACTTGGTAATGGTATTGTTGGTGCACCTACTGGTGACTCTGGTCTGGTAATTGAGCGTGGTTCTGAAGATAATGCTTTTATTGGATTTGATGAGTCTGAAGATAAGTTTGCACTAGGTATTGGTAGCTTTACTGGTAGTACTGTTGGTGATATTACATATACACTTGGTACTCTTCAGTCCAATATTGATGCAGTTGAACTTGATGTTTCAGGTGCTAACTCATATGTCAAATTTGATGGTGCTGTAGTTACTATTGAACCAACAGGTTCTAACGTTGCACTATTTAAGTGTGATCCTACTAACAACAAAATTGGTGTTGGACAAGATCCAAACAATGCTCTTGCACAAATAATGCAAGTCAACGGTACCGTTGGTGCAACTGCATTCATTGGAGATGGTAATGGACTAACTAACCTGTCTGGTTTCACTGGTGCTGGTGACGGTACTGAAAGCATTCCAGGTATTAGTTTCTTCCAAGATCAGGACAATGGATTCTACCGTCCAGCAACAGACCAAATGGGTCTATGCTTAGGTGGAGACGAGAAGATTCGTTATAATGATCAAGCAGATTCTTTAATTACGGTTAAAGATATTCACGGATCTGACGCAGGAACAGTTACTACTGCTTCTGTTACAGCTGCTGTAATTGATACTTTTACTTCTGCTAATTACACTAGTGGTAAGTATGTGGTTCAATGTGTATCTGGAGTATATACTCAGGTCAAGGAAGTTCTTATCTTACACGATGGAACTGATATCTTTATCGAAGAATATGCAACTATGACCTCTGGTGCTATTACACAGGGTGGTCTTGGTACAATATCTGCTCAGTATAATGGAGCAAATATCGAAGTTATCTTCACCCCAGTATATGCTGTGAATACTGTCAAGTATTTCAGAGACCTCATTACTGCCTAATATAAATAAAACCGAGAACCCGTAGGTCTAATGGCAACTAGAACAGTTGATAAAACTTTTACCTTTGAACAGCAACGTGTCGAGATTAACGAGATAGGTGCTGACAATGGTGATTTCTCTGGCAAAGTTATTGCCCAGTCTGTAGCTAACAACTTAGTTGCACAGACTATTACCGACTGTCTGATTGAATTAGATACCGAATTGGGTCCTATTGCTTCTATCACTAACGAAATTCCCGCTAATGATAAAGACAACGTTGTCGAAGCAGTTAATTA